ATGATAATATCCGATATTGCTTTTTACCGCTTTGCCGCATTGCAAAGCGGTTTTGCAATTCCCGTTCAAAAAAATCAAAAAATTGTGAAAAGTCAAGGGGTAAATGCGAAAAAGTGCAAAAAATTTTATTTTGACGTGCTTTAAGCGGCTAATATGCTGTTTATGCAAGCCTCATATATGTCCGCAGAGCTGTAATAATCAAAAATTCCCCGCGGATAGTCGTTAATCCATTTTTCGAGTTTTCGGGTATCTGCGGGGGTAACTTTATCAAGGCTAATACCTTTCGGATAATGACGACGCACCATTTTATTTTGATTTTCATTTGAGCCGCGCTCGTACGAGCTGTACGGGTGGCAATAATAAACCGTTGTGCGTGAGCCCTTTTTTCGGCAGCTACGCTCGAGTCCCTCGTAGTCAGAAAATTCGGAGCCGTTGTCTATGGTTATGCTTTGAAATACTTTTGAAAAGAGCCCCACTCCGTAACTGCGCTCTATTCCGTCAAGGGCTTTTATCACGCTTGCGGCGGTGTGGTCTTTCATTATCCTTATAATTTCGTAGCGGCTATATCTTTCAGTAAGTACAAGAAACGTTTTCTTTGTGCCTTTTTTACCTACGACGCAATCCATTTCCCAGTGACCGAAAGAGTCCCTCTCCGCAACTTCTGCGGGGCGCTTTTCGATACTTTTACCCGCGGGCGCTCTGTTCGGCTTTACTCGCTCGTATTTCTGCTTATCCTTGTTGCATTTAACGGGCAAGTCCTTGTTTGTTATCGTAAGAAAAACGCCGTCCTCGATATAACGGTAAAATGTCGTTTTTGAAATGGTAGTATTGAATTGCAACCCTTTACGTTTGATTTCTCCAAGAATAGCACCAGGCGCGTATTTTTCTGCTGATACTTTATACTCAAGGTATGTAGCGTACTCGTGGTCGGAGCCTATCTTTAATCCCGTGCCTTTTGCTTTAAGGTTTGCGCGGTATTTTTCCTCGGCAATGTCGGGGCTGTACCGCTCCTCCTCGGTTAAATCGGAATTAAGGCGAGTATATACACCTCTTTTTAATTCTCGGTATATAGTGCTGACGTGTACGCCAAGCAGCGCCGCCATTTTTGCGGGCTTAATACCGACCTTTTGCCAAGCCTCTATTTGCAGACGGTCTGTGAAAGTAAGGTGTTTGTAGTTTCTCATAATAAAATCGCTCCGTTTTATTAAATAATATAGCCCGCTCCCACGGAGGGAACGGGCTTTTGAGTACGTGTTAATCCTTTGCTTTGCTTGCCGCAATATCCGCTCGGATAAGCTGCTTTATATATCCCGCTTTATTCGGTACGCTTTCGAGTTTTTCTATAATATCTTGCTCGGTTGTAGTAATGCAATCAATCTTAAACTGCTTTTTGTATTTCGCCGCGTATCTTTCCTGTGGGGTTTGCTTACGCTCGCACATATTATCACTCCTTAAAACAAGTCGCTTTTCAGCACATACTCCCGCAGCTCCTCGGAAGTTTTGCAAATGTTCTTTGAAACGTCAAAAGCAACCGAGAGTTTGCCGCTATCGGATTTTACCGTCCATTTGTCGCGATATTCGGTTACGCTATATTCTTTCCCGTTTTTTGTAATATACATAAAACGCCTCCTATTGCAATTTCGTTGTACCTATGATATAATAGGACTTACGGGAGGGGCTTTCGCCCCGTCCCTGCCTATGAGCTTTATTTGCTCTCGGGTTTTGCCTTGCTCGGCTTTGGCTTTACAAGCGTTATTGTAACTTTGACTCGCGCTACCGTGTCGTTATCCTTTAACGCTTTCGCCAGGTCTTGCAAGGCTTTTTCTATGCCTTGTTCTTCCATAGCTTTTTACCTCCTTTCTGTAATATATTATACCATAGGCGTACGCCTATGTCAAGCCTTTTTTCAAAACTTTTTGCGGTTTTTTGCAATTATTATTGAAAGCGCGGCGGTTTTCTGATATAATAAGGGCACCACACTAATTTAATATTTCGTTTTATGCTGTAAGTGCGCTTTTTGCTTCGGTAAAAAAATGCGGGCTCGTTTTTGCGTCTTATAGCGTAAAACATAGAATTAGTGTGGTAGCAATTCGGAGCTTGCGTTTTTCGTGCGTGCAGCGACGAGTTGCACGCACTTTTTTTATGGAGGTTATGACAATGGGGTTGTTTTCTAAAAAAGTAATTGACGAGTTTTCTTGCGACGTATGGGGTACGGCATACACAAACGAAAACGGCACAAGCCGCCAAACATACATAGCACGGTTAAAGGTGGGCGACGATTTATTATTCCACCCTGCGCCGACTGCCGATTATCCCGATACGATAGGTGTATTTAATAAAAAGAACGAGCAAATAGGTTTTATAGGGTATAAGGACGTAAACAAAATAAGAGGCTTATATCTCCATAACAAAGCCTCTGTATCGGTAGAAAAGATAATTAACTCCGAGCGGGGGCTATGTGTAGTAATGCACATTAAAATTTATAAATAAAAATAAGGCGGAGGCTTGATTGCCTCCGCCTTTTGCTTTAGTCGTCGTCCTCGAACTCGTCGCCCTTGTCTATTTTCAAGCCCGCCTCCTCAAACGATTTTGTCATTTCTTTTAAGTATTCCTCTTGTGCTGCGCGTATTTCTTCGATATTGTTCTGCACGGTGTCGCGCAATACGTTTGTTGCTCTCGCGCCTGGGTGGTTGACGTGAAAACCGTATATATTGTTTTCGTACCTCATAAACGCCCGTTTGCCGTCTTTCGGCATAGTATGCGGTTTTACTCCAAACTCTACCCAATGCGGCGAGGCGTGCGAGGGTAATTTATTCTTTTTCTTGACTTTTTGCCAAGAGTAAAAGCCGACTTGTAGCGTCGGCTGCCCCGTAGAATAGTTTATCATAACCCAGGTGCCTATATGGTTTTTGAAACGCTTTGAACGGACGGGCACGTTTTCGCGTAAGTATTTCCGCACGACTTTTCCCGAGGCTCGCAGAGCTGTTTTTGAGAGCCCTATTATTGTTTTTTTTGCCTCGTCACTTTTGTCTACAAAGGTTATGTTATATTTATTTGCCATACTTCGGCTCCTTTCGGAAAGTGAAAAAGCGGCGGGCGAGGTTTCCCTCAATCCCGCCGCTTTTCCTATGTGAATTTAAGGAGGACTATTTAAGCAGAGCGTTTACGCGGCTCTGCACGGCGCTATAATCATAGCCCGCGGCTGTGAGCCTGTTTTTGCGGTCTGCACCGTTGCCCCAGGCACCGCGGATAACCTCGCGGGCGATTTCGTCAACGGACTTTTTCGGCGCGGTGCCAGCACCTACCGCCGCACCGCTCTTTGTAGTAATAAATGTGTCGTAGCCCGCCGCCTTGAGCTTTGCTGCCATAGCGTCGGCGTTTGCCTTTACGGAGTAGGCTCCGACCTGGACTTTATAGAGGTTGCCGCTCTGCACAATGTAGGTATCAAAGCCCGCGGCTTTGAGCTTATCGGCAAAGGCGGTAGCGTTGCTCTTTTTGCTGAAAGCCCCTGTCTGCACACGGTACAGAGTTTTATCCTCCGAGGGTTTCGGCTGCTCTGCGGGCTTGTCTTGTGCTGCGAGCTTTGCTTTTACCGCGGCACGGAACATATCCATTGTGTAGGAAAAGTTTTTCCACCAGTTATCGGGGTCGCCGTGGTTACTTCCATAACCGAGAGCGTGCGCCTCGCGGTGACTTACGATATTATCAACCGACAAGCCGTACTCCTTGCAGAGATAAGCGCAATACTCGATAGCGGTATCGCGCACCGCCTCAAAATACGCCTTGTTTGTGAGCCCGTCCTCGCACATTTCAAACTGAATATATGCGGGGTTGTAATTATAAGAGCCTTTCGAGCCGCTCCCAACGCCCCAACAACAAAAATTGTACGGGAGAATGTTTGCAACCCTTACGGCTCCGTTTTTATCGTAGCCGATAAAGGAGTGAACGCAAACGGAGCGTTTCATTACCGAGGCGGGGTTATTCCAATGGTTGCCGTACTGGTTTACGCCCACCTCGTCGGGTGCGTCAACGTAGCGTTTCAAGTACGGGTTATTTGCACCCGTACTATGTACGACAATGCCCGCGGGTTTCATTTTCCGAGCCGCCTTGTAGCAATCGTTCTTTGTTGCGTATGCCGTAATGATGTTCATACTGTTTTAATCCTCGCTTTCTGTGTAACTCGCGTTTTCGTGCTTAATTTCTTTCATATACTCGTCTGCCTGAATAGCTGCCGAGGTAAAGCTGTTGTTTTTCCACCAAGCCCAAAGCGTAGCCGCTACGGTGGCGGCAGCCGTGAGCATAGAGTACAGCTCGTCCTTTGCAAAGGGCAGCGGGTTTTTGCCGAGCATAGTTAAAACCTGGTTAAGCAGCGTTACCACAAGCACAATAGTACGTACTACGGTTTCAACCGATACTTTCTTTTTCTTCATTGTATTATTTTCCTCCTTTCTCGGTTTGCTCCTTTTGCGGCTCTGTCGGCAGCTCCATAATATCGTGATATAATTCTGTCGCTACGTCATTACCGCCGAGGGCGTGATATGCTTTATATGCCCTTGTGAGCGCCTCTTTTGCATAAAGAAGGCAATAACCGCGCTCGGTATACTTATCGTATGAGCGGATTATTTCAGCTCGCAAAAGGCATTGTAAGCCGTTTTTAATTGCCTTGAGCTTAATTAGCATAGTGCCCGCAAATGTTACGGCACCGCCGCAAAGAAACGGTATAAGCCAGGATATAAACGTATCTAACATAGCCTCCGCCTCCTTAAAGCTCTTTTTCGCAGCGGGCGAGAGTGTCCGCTGCCTGTTTTCTCATTTCGGCAAGGCCAGCCGCTACGCTTTCGGCAATTTCTGCTTGAGCGATAGCCTCGGCTTGCTTTTGTATAATATCCGCTTGCAACCTTGCCACGCTGCAAAGCTCCTCTATAAGCTCATAATTTCCCATTACTCACCCTCTGTCCCGTCGTTCTCAACCTCGGGAGGGGCGGGGAAAGTAACATTAAACGGAAAGCCCTCTTGTTCGGGGAGGTCGCGGAGCGCCTGGCGATATATTGCCCAGACTCCCGTAATAATTTCTCCGAGCGATTTTAAGAACGAAAGCCAGGCGGTAAAAGAGGTTCCGCTCGGCACGCTGATATTAAAGCGGTCGAGAGTTACGCGGCTATCGGTTTCGTTAAGGAGTTTATCGCGGATTTTGCGGGCAAACGCCGCCGCGTCCTCCTCGTTGAGTTCCTCGCAAGCTCGTTTATATGCCGCTTGCAGTACCTCCATTGTTTCCGCTTTCTGCGCCGCTGCCATTGCCTCCGCCTGTGCGAGTCTTTTATAGATATTCTCTTGCATTGTATGTAGCCTCCATATTCTTAAAATAATTTATCATTTTGAGCCGCTCGTGGTAGGTATCTCCGCGGGCGGCATTTGCAAGCCAGGAAACGAGCGACTCGTGCGCCTTGACTTGCTCCATACGGCGGTATGTGTACTCCTCGTCGTTTGTTACAAATACGGAGTTTGCGTGCCGAATACATACGCACGGCTCCCGTATTTCGTTTACTATCGGAGAGGCATATATCCACCGTGTAGACTTCGGAAAATGTTTCTCCGATTTTATCAACCCGAGAGTGTATTTCTTGAGTTCCCGCGCTTTGTTAAGCGCTTGCAGTTTTCCCTCGCCGCGGTCGCCTTTTCGCACACTCATATAAAAAACCTCCTTTTAATCGCTTTTCCCGCCTCTACCGAGGCGGATTTGCGATTATGCGATTATGCGATTATGCAAGCGGGGGCTACGCCGTAACCATCGTACGCACTGCTGCCGCTCACTTCGCCCGAGGAGTTGTCAAGCCGCGCGCTGTTCGCGTTGGACGGATTAGGAGAACGTAGCCAAGCGTTACGCGCCGTACCCGCCGCGTCGCGTTTGATACGCTCGGTCGCCGTCAAACCGTTATAATATTCGAGCTGCGTGCCGTCTTTGTAGCTTGCGCTGTCCCAGTCCCCGAAAATCTCGGGACGAGAGAGTAGGAAAAACTTATCCACTTTAAGGTTGTAAAGCTGATTGATAGCAAAAGCCGTACCGTCGAGGCTTTCAACCTCAAAGAGCGAATTTGTACGGCAAGCAAGTACGGCTGGCTGCACGACCGCCAGGAAGTCAGCGGGCAACCCGTGCATAAAACCGTTATAGCTTGTCGCCCAGGACGCGGGACGGTCAAATACGTTAGTAGGAGTCCACACCGAGCCCGCAGCGGCGCCGCTATTAAGCCATTGACGGACGGCGGATTGAGCGTAGTTATTGCTGCCGAAAATAGCGCGGTGCATATGGTTTACGTTAGGGCTGCTCCCGTTTGTTGTGCCGAGGCTTGTACCCTCGGAGCCCTCCGTAAGAGTAACGGTTTCAAGTGCCGTTGTCGTGGTCTTATTTGCATAGCTTTTAACGCTTTTTCCCTCAAGGGTTGCGTTATATGTCATAGCAAATACAAGCTGCCCGCCCGCGGGTACTGCGGTAGCGAGTGTAAACTGAAACGTCTTGCCGTTATCGGCGGTATACCAGGCTTGATTTGCAATCGTGATATTATAGGTACCCGCCGCGAGTTCCTGCTCTGCGTAATAGAAAGCCTCGGTCGCGTCGTACTGTACCGCCTTTTGCGCCCCACTCGACAAGCTGTAAACGTTCTTTGCTTCAAGCGTCATTGTATGCGTGAGCTTATTATTTGCCGCTATATGGTAGTCGTGCGTCCGTACAACCCATATAATATTTTGCGTAGTATCAGCGTCGAGGGTGGTAAACTCGTAAGCAACGGGAAAGAGTTTCTCTCCGAGTCCGAGGCGGACGGCGTTTTTAATATCCTCCCAGGTATTAACCGCTGTAAGCGTGTCAATATGTAAGGTCGTTTGCTCTCCCTCTCGGTTGGTAACGGTAATGTCCGCTCCCGTTGTCGTTTGTGTAGCGGAGATATTAACGTTTTCCGCACCGCTTGCGGCACTGTTTGCCACCGACGCTGCCGAGGTTGCGTTTTGCGCGGCGGTATCGGCTCCGCCTGCCGCAGTTTCCGCTTTAGTTGCTGCTGCATTTGCTGCCGCTGCCGCAGAATTTGCAGAGTTTACGGAGGTTTCAACCTTGCCGAGCGCATCAATTAACGCGGGGTATTCGTCGGAGCTTGCGGGTGCGTCGGGGTTATAAGCTGCTCGCTTAATTTCAATATAGAAAATTTGCGAGCTTAAAAGGGAGTTACCCTTGTAAAGCCCGATTTCCGCAACGGCAGTACCCGCGACGGCGAGCGTTTGCTCCGTGAGCTCGACTTTGATAACGCCGTTTGCAATCGTTGCCGTTTTGAGTACGGTATGACCGTCGGGCTTTGTAAGCTGCAAGCAAGCAGTTACCCCACTTTCAAGCGTGTAATCCTTGCCGCACTCGAGAGGGACAATTTCAACAAAGCGGCTCTCCTTGTCGTACTGCTTTGCAAAAATCGTAATAGGGAGTGTATCGCGTCCAAAGTCAAGCGCGATAGAGTGTGTAAGTTGCATATTGTTTCCTCCTTGCTTATTTCTCCGTCCAGGGAGTCCAGTTTGTATTAGGGATAAACGACCGTATATAAACCTTGCAGCCCGCCGCCGTTGCGGTGTAACGTTGAATAAGGTTAAAGCCGTCAGTTGCCGAGAGTACCTCGAGATAGCCCGCTCCGCCTGGCGGCGCGTTGCTTATTCCACTTGTTGTAGGTGCAAAGAAAATACCACCGTTTTTGTAGTTGTTAAAGTCGCCCTCGACGTGTCCTACATATCCCAGGACTATAACTCCGTTTGCGGCTATATTGCCGTCAACGTCAAGCGCCTGGGTGGGCTCTCGTTTATTTATGCCTACTTTCTTTCGACGGAATGATATTAAGGGCGTGCCCTGCGATACGGTTATTGTTACCGTATCGCCCGTTAGGTTATCATAAACATAAAACCGCACATACCAGGAGTAATTAGCGTCCAGGCTTAACCATTCGTCCGACGTGAACGTAAAGCCGCTGTCGCTAAAGGTCGCAAAGCTCGTTATATCGGCCAAAGAGCTATAAGCGCTCGCGTCCGTCCTCTTATACTGGTAACAGAGTTTTCTTAACGTGTTTTTATTGACGTTATTAACCTTGACGGGTGTAATATCTCCCTCGAGGGTTACTTGCGTTGCGTCCTCAACTTCATTTGCGCGCCGCATAATTGCGGTTGTTATATCTATGCTCTCATAGGCTATAACCTTAATATTTACCGTAGCCGAGGAAGTATAGCCGCGGCTGTCGATTGCGGTAACGATTATAGGCACCGTGCCAGAGGCGTATATCTTGCCGACGTTCAGCGTTGCGGTTGTGCTTGAGGCGGTCGAGCCGCCCGCCGAAACGGAATAGCTTGAAATGACCGCGCCGTTTTTGGCTGTTGCTGCTGACGCGGTAACTTGCAGCGTTGATACTGACTGTATCAAAATTTGATTATTCCCCGTAACTCCCGCTGCGGTGGTGTTCGTGTCCTTATAGGTAAACCCCGAAAACGTCGGCGCGGAGTTTGCCGCGGTCGTTTGTACCGTTGCCGTTTTGGTTGAGGTGCTCCCGATTTGTGAGGAGCCGCTGAAAGTCGAAAGCTTAAACGTGCCCGTAAAGCTCTTTTTTGCCGCCATATCCGCGAGGATAGACGAGCGCTGCGCCGCTGTAAGGGTAATTGTATTTGAGCCGTTCGAGAGTGAAAGCTCCGTAAGGGTTAAAACGGTTGTGCCGCCGTCCTTTAATACGAGCTTGTGTTTGTAGCTCGTATCGTAGACGGTAGCCGAAAGCGTTATTTTTGCTGTCACATTATCTGCCGTTAATGTGCTTACGGAGGAGAGCACCGAGCCGCCGAGAGTTTTAACAGTAGTTTTGCCCGAGTACCCGTCTACGCCGTTGTATGACTTTCTCGCACGCGCTTGAACAGTATACGAGGTGTTAGGCGAAAGCCCCGCTACGGTTATTTTCTTACTCGCTCCGCTTGAGGAGTTAAACTCCACCCACGAGGAGCCGCCGTTAAGTGAATACCACCACTTGTTAGCAGTTGCCGAGGAGGAAACCGTTATTTTAATAGAGTTAGCCGTAATGCTTGATACATTAACGCTTACGCTCGGGGCTGCACGGTCAATATTGCTTAAAGCCATAGTACCGCCGTGTTCTGTTACTGTTGATGTATAAATCGCAGTTGAAAAGCCGACTGATATACTTTTTGAGCCGTTGCTGTCGTGCGCAACCGTTATCGTACCACTTGTTGAGCCTTTCGCCGCAGGGAATTGACTTGTGCTCCACGCTGTGCGGGCTTTATAATAGACTTGTGTACCGTTAATTGTTACCGTTGTAGGGCCCGTGGTATAATAATTAACCGAGCCGCCTAAACTTTGCAAAACCCAAGTAAGCGTTGATGTATTTTTCACAACGTTCACGGACTCCGTGATAGTGAGTTGTAAATACCTGCCCTCATAAGATTTACTTGTAAAAACAGCCATAGCGTCGCCTCCTTAATCAATCAAGTAGCACAAAGTTAAGCCCGTCCGTATGAGGCACAAACTTTCCTTTGCCTATTGTCAGCTCGTCCGTAACCTCTGTTTTACGTAATGTTGTTAAGTCCTTGTTGACCGTCAACACGGTATTTCCCGCGTGCTTTACGGCAAACTGCGTATTGTCTATTATGGTTTCGGTAGAGCTTTCCGAGTTCGTAATGTTAATTCCGCGGCGGTCTATCTTTACGTTTGTGGTATAAATTTCGTTCGGTGCGGGGCTCCAATGCGTTTTTTGCTCGCCCTCCACTAACATAAAGTCCGCTACGTAAAGATAATAACCCGTTGTCCCCGCCGTGAGGGTTACGGTATCGCCCGAGGCGGTAAAAGTCAGCGCGTAATCCGCCCAGGAGCCCGAGGCTTGCGTGTCGAAAATATAAGTATCGTTTCCGCCGTTATTGAGCAGCGCGTAGCATCTATTGCTCGTTGCTGCACGGGCGCGGAAAGTGAGCGTATATTTCTTGCCGCGCAGTACAGTTATCTCCTGCGATAGCGTCGCAATGCGCAGCCGAAAGAGAGAGCCCGAGGAGGTGTTGTTGATAGCCTCAGCCGTTTGCTGTGCTACGACGGAGCCCGAATAGCTCCAATCGTCCGAAACGCCGTTTAAGCCGCTCGAATTGCGGATATTGTTAATTCCGCCCGTCGTCTTTGACGTGTAGGACAACGTGAGGCTTTCTACCGTCTGTCGCAGTTGTGAAACGGTCGTTTCGAGCGTTTCCACGTCGCCCGTTAATACGGTTTGAACGCTCGTTATAAGGCTTAATAGCTGCTCGTCGGCAGCGACAAAGGCTTGCTCTATGCTGCTTGCGGTTTCTCCGATTTCGTTTGTTACCTCGGCTTTGTAGTGCTGCGAGATAGCCGAGCTTTGCACGCTGTCCGCTTGCAGTAGCGTGCCGTTGAGAATACCCGCGGATATAAAATCCGCAACGATTGCTCCGTCCATAGTCATAGCGAGCGAATACTCGCCGTTATATCCCGTCGAGGAATACCCGAGCCCGCCGCTATTCCAACGCCATACATTAACTGCCTCGTCTATTGCCGCCGCGTCGAGTATGAGTATTTCCTGTGGCTTTTCGGCGGGGTTTAGGACAACATAGCCTCCTGAATGTCCCGTAATAAGGCTCGTAGCGTTTGCTATTGCCTTTTTGAGCTGTTCGGTAGCCTCCGCTTGTCCCTTTTTAACAGAGCTTTTGATTTCTTGTATTGCCTTTTGTTGCTTGTTTACGGTGTTTGCAAACGAGCTTTTAGCGTCGCCCAGGGTAACACTCTCGTATTTCTCTTGCAGAGAGTTATATACGGTTTTAATGACCTTTGACGTAGCCGATACGCCGAGCTTTGAAAAACGCACGTTAACAGTATCGCAGAGCTTAACCCTCTCAAGCGGCGCAATGTTTTTATATTCCTCCGTCTGCCAAAGCTGCACGAAAGAAACGGTAATATTAACTTTTGGTATGCCGAGGTCTGCCGCCGCGGCGTATGCGGTGGCTTTGGCTCGCAGCTTTTCCTCAGTTATTTCCTCGTTATCTCCGAAACGGTCGGAAAAGTCCATAATAAAGGCTTTATAATGCCCTATGTCCTCCGCCTCGGTAAGCGGTATAACCTTTTCGGCAAGGTAAACGTACTTTTCCTCGGAGTTGCCGCTTTCGTCCTGGACGGTATATACCGCATACGGCATTAAATGCGTATAGCACTCCGCTATATTGCTTTCCTGTTTTAGGTCTTTAAGGTTTTTACCGTACTCGATAACTACGCCGTTATCCTTGCCGCGGTGCAAATAGAGCTTTACTGTAAAATTGTCAAACTCATACTCTCCGCCCCAAACGTCGAGCAAAGAGCCCGTTTGCCCTCCGAGGAGTGCCCGCACCGAGCACGGCGTTAATATTTCCGTGCTGTTCAGCGTCGATATATTGCTATACGCTGTGAACGGGCACGGGAGAGCCGCTCCCTCGATAGCTTTTGTTAAAGCCATCTGCGGGGTTGCGTTCTTAATTGAAAAGCCGAGCAGCGGTATACCGTTAAGGTCATAAGAGATATGCTCCGCCGAATATGTAACGATACCGTTTATAGGTTTCGAGCTCTTATAAATGCGGAATAACTGCGGCTCGCTCGTTTCGTTGGCTTTTGCTTTTATAATCGCGCCCTCTGTAATTTCGGAATAAAAGCGTCCCGTAATAGGGTATTGCAGCGAAAGCTCATAGCTGCCGTTGCGCTCCTCCGTTACGGTCGCTTTTACAGCCTCGGAGAGCAGCCCCACGCCGTTATGAGTAAAGGTTGTTTCGCTTTTGTTGTAAAGTGCGGGTATCATAAGCAGCACCACCTCGGCACGATTTCAAGCCGCGTAACGTTTCCTGTCCAGGCAATAACGTTTTTGCCAGGGGCGAGCGTCGGAAAGCCCGCTCCCGTCATTTTGTTATTTTTGGCTACGGTGCCCTTGTAGGCGTTCATAGCCTCGGAGTCTATCTCTATATACTCGTCTATATCCGAAAATGTAAACGAGGCATTATTGATAGTGAGCGTTACCGTGCCGCTACCTGTTATTTTGATATACGGGGACGACGGGAAAAACTCGGCATTATACAAAGAGCCGCCCGTCGTGAATACGACGGGGATTTGCCCCTCAAACGAATACTTAAACGGCTTACAGTTAAAAGAGAGCGAGAGCGCGCCCGTTTCGCGGAGCTCCTGCTCTATATCCGTTTCGTCGTTATAAGAGGCAAGGCGGAAGTATTTACCGTCGTAGCTGTCCCACAATCGGAAATACCCCGCCTCGGAGAGTAGCCAACCCTTTATTTGATGTGCGAGCACCGCAAAGCTGCGGTCGGTCGTATTGAGCAACGATAGCTTATACGGAATAGTGATGTTTTTATAGCGCCCGTTGTCGGTCAAGAGGTCGCCGCTGCGCCCTGGCACGCTCGTATATGTTACGTCCCGCGCCGCTCCCTTGTAAGAGCTTTTTTCCGAAATGAGCAAAGCATACTCGAGGGAGCTATGCTCACGAAACATTAAAAACGGTAATTTTTCCATTACGCAAATACAACTCCCTTTCGTCTTATTTTCTCCTCTATAAGCTCGAGCAGCAGCTCAACAAAAGAGTTTACGTCGTCGGGGTTTTCAGCCTTGAGGCTGTCAATGTAAATTGACTTTTCGCCGAACTCGATTTTTATTACATACTTGCCCTCGGCGTTGTCTGCGCTCTTTTCTGCTTTTTGGAGGTTGGTATAATCTTTGTTTTCGCTTGCGGTCAGCACGCGTTCGCCTTTGTGAAGTAGTGCGGGGTATTCGTCATACGGCACGTATTCCATACCGATACGGAGGCGGGATATTTCCTTTATGTTTAACCCTTTGCCGCCGATACCTGGCACCCAGTCGGGTATTTTGATTTTATTAAGCCCTCGGATAAAGACGTTAAGTCCGTCGATAATCCAGTTTATAGGCACCTTAAAGGCGTTTTTGATACCCTCAAATATGTTTGAAAATATCTTTACTACCGCGTCCCAGGCTCCGCGCCAGTTACCCGTAAAAACGTTCTTTACAAAGTCGATAATACCCGAGAAAACGTTTTTAATATTTCCTACTACTTTTCCGATACCCTCAAACGCGCCCTTAAATACCGTATTTAATACGTCCGCCACAACCCCGAGCGCCGCTTTAAGCGGTGTAAGAGCCTTACTTATAAGCCCCGCAAAAAGACTGATAAGCGGCGGGAGAATAAGGTTAAGCAAGTCGAGCAAAGGCTCGAGGAGCGTAAACAAAAGCTCAAGTATCGGTTTGAGAATAGGAGCTATAAGCTCTATAAGGCTTATAATTACGGGCAATACCGCCTCGAGCAGACTTGTTAATATAGGCATAAGCTGATTAAGTAAGTTCGTGAGTATCGGTAATATCATTTCCACGATTTCCAAAATAGGCGGTATAATCGTTTCAATTAACGTAGTGATTACGGGCAATATCGCTTCGATAATCTGCACTAAAAGCGGCATAACCGTATTTATGAGGTTAATTAAAACGGGTAGGATTGCCTGGATTATTTGCAAAATCGGAGGGAGCAATAGCTGTATAAGCTCAATTATTACGGGGAGCACCGCTTGTATAATCTCAATGAGAGGCGGCAAGAGCGCTTGTAATAGCTGAATAATAACGGGTAATACCGTGTTAAGGATTTCCGTTATTAAAGGCATAAGCCCCTCTATGAGCTGTACGACAATAGGCAAAATCTGTTGTACTATTTGAATTAAAAACGGCACGAGCTGCTGTATGAGATTGATTATTACGGGCAGAATAGCCGTAATAATAGACTCAATCGGCGGCAGCAGCGAGCTTATTAAGTCCATAAGCACGGGGAATAGAGTTTGTATCAGCTCAAACAGCGGGGGTATAAGCTGCTCGAAAACCTCGGTAATAATCGGCGTAAGTTTCGCAAACATACTTTGTATCGTAGGCATTGCCGATACGATAAGGTCTGCAAACTGCTTTACGATAGGAATAACCGCCGAGCCTATCGAGTTAAATATACCCATAAAGGCAGTTTTTACACGGTCGATACTGTCGCCAAGCTCTGCGCCCGCCTCCACCATATCGCCGCTCATTACTCCGCCCAAGTCCTCACACTCTTGTTTCCAGGCGGCTATACCCTCGGAGCCCTCCGCGAGCAACGGCGCAAGGTCTGCGTAGCTTTTTCCGAAAATGTCGTTAGCAAGTGCGTTACGGGTGGTTTCGTCCTCCATATCCGCGAGCTTTGCTATAACCTCATTGAAAGCGTCGCCCGAGTTTCCAATTTTGGATATATCTACTCCGAGTCTTTGGTAAGCCTCCGACATAGACTTGCTGCCGTCCTTTGCGTCGGAAAAAGCCTTTTGCTGCTTTACCATTAACGCCTCGAGCTTTGAGGTTTCCATACCTCCGAGCTTTGCGGCATACGCCCATTTTTGGTATTCCTCCGCCGAGGTGCCTACTTTCTTTGCCGCGTCGTCGATAGCGCCCGCCGTGTCCGCTACGTCGGTTGCCATTTTATAAGCAGCTGTGCCGAGAGCAGCTGCTCCCGTTACAACCGCCGTACCTACTGCGGCAGCACCTTTAGCGATTGACGAAAAAGAAACGCCAACCTCTTTACTGCTTTTTTCGGCTTTTTTTGTGGTTGTATCTATGCTTTTATCGGCGTTTGTATTGTCGATAAGGATTTCTCCGAAAACCGAAAAAATACTTGCCATAGGTTAGCCTCCTTTCCGTCTGTCAGCCTCGATTATCGGTGCAAACTCCGCCGTTATGTCGTCCGCTGACTTTTTCTTTTTCGGTGCGGGCGGCAGCACTTCCGAAAACGTTTGATTTATAAACGTTTCGTAGTCCATAGCCTCCGAGCCTTGCAGTTTTGCAAGGGCATAATTTGCAAGCCATAGGGGGAAAAGCCTTTTTCTTGTTCGGCTTTTTCGAGCCGTTTTTCCTCCTCGGTTGCAAAAGAAAGCAGCCCACCGAGAGCCGCAAGCGGTAGACTCTCGATAAGCTGCCAGTCATAATATTTGTGTAAGAGTGTTAGATTTCTTGCCCTGCTTTTTTCCGCAAGGCACGCTTGAAAAAACTTCTCACGCCCTCGTCATTGACGAGCTCGTTAATGACCTCCGCTGCGTCGAGTTTCTGCGCCTCTGCGACGCTGATACCCTTATATGCAGCTACAAGCGGCGGGAGGTCGTCGGCAATCTTGCCGAGCTGCGGTGTAATTTCTGCGAGCACCTCGCAAGCAAGCACGCCGACCTTTTCTTTTGAAAGTTTCTTGAGAGCGTCTTTTGCGTCCTCTGCGTCTTTCGGCTCCTCGAAAATATCAAGGTTTTTCAGCATAGGGATAATAGGCTTAATATCGAGCTTTCCTACGATTTTAAGCATAATAGGCATAGTTCCGATTGTAAGCATTGTTTGGCTCCTCCTTAAATTCGATTATTACTTGCTTACGGCTTTTCCTGTGCCGTCTGCGGCTTGAGTCTGCGTTGTTTTTTCGCTCATATCGGGAGCTTGTGCAATCTCCGTAACCGCCCACAAGTCGCCGTCGAGGTCGCTATGCTTGTAGTGCGCCAAAAACTCGAGCGCGAGCTCGCCCTCCGCTTTTTGCACCGCCTTAACATTAAAGCCCGTTTCGTGCATAGCGTTGTAAATCGCGATTTTTTTATACTTGCCGCCGATTGTTTTAGCGAACATAGTAACGTTTTTAAGGTACTTATCCGCTCCGATAACGCCCGTAGGCGGGTTTTTAATGGTCTTTCCGTCGTCAGCGGCAATCGTGCAAGTTGGAATTGCAAGCGCGAGGTTTTCCTGGCTCATACAAAGGGTAGTTACCTTGAGGGACGCGCCCTGCTCCTCGATAACCTGGGTGCCCGTTGTCTTTCCATGTCGTCCGTCAAATTCAATATCGCGGACGGTAACGGTCGCGGCAAACTCTCCGCCGCCCCTGGTGGGAGCGAGCAGTCGCTCGTCGGTTTCCCCGTAATTGAGGAAAATAACGCCCTCGTCGATTTGGATTGACTCAATCTGCTTTGTAGTAAGATTGGTAATCATATCTTTATTGCCTCCTAATTGTAAAAAGTTCGAGCCGACATAGATAAACGCCTATGCGCTATATCGTATTCGCTGTCGGCAATAGCGTTTTGATTGTCAAAGCCGATATGCGCGGCGAAAACGCCGCTTTCGGCAATTACGGCACCCGTAAGCTCATTACGAAGTGTGTCGCATAAGCTCTCGAGCTGCTCGGTCGCGGTCGGCTGTTTCTCGTCTACCCATATATCGAGATAGAAAGAGGCAAGGTCGCCCGCGGCGAGGTCAATAATATTAACTCCGTTAATGACCGCATACGGAAATACTGCGTCTTTCGACGATGCCTCCTCGTAATAGGTCGTGAGGATTTTATTAACCCGCTGCCGCAGAGCTTTAATAAGCGCCGTTGTATTTGCTGCCATAGGCAATGCCTCCTCTCTGCGTCAATCGTCCGCAATCAGGGCTTGACATATAAGCTCGAGGCACTCGTTTTTTACGGGATATGTGCGGATAACGCGGTACATTGTCCTGTCATACTCAAAGTGTCCCTCTCGCGCATAGTCGCAAGCCTTAATTTCTACGCAAAGCTCGGGGCGGTAGCCCTGGGCTTGTGCCTGGTAAAATTCGTTTCGCTTAACGCCCTTTTCATTGCAGAAAACCTCTTTTTTCTCGAAAGTCTTAAAAGGTTTTCCGAGAGAGTCGAGCGTTTCTTTTTCCGAGCACAAATACCCGATTTCTCGCCATAACATAACTACGCCTCCTCGGTATATTCACTCGAAAGCATTAAATGCCGCTTGAGCATACCGTAGCTCTCGCGGTACTTGTCGCCGTCTGCGTTATCGAGTCCAAACTCCGCTTTGACATAAACGACGATAGCCCGCTTTATAAGTGCGTCGCTTTCGTCGTTTACTTTCTTTTCGGAGATACCGCCTAATAGGAGGTCGGCTCTTGCCGCTCCTATTAGGTCGGTAATTTCCGCGTCAAAACGTGTATGGTTAATGCGTAGATACTGGCGAATACCCGCTACGTACTGCATTGAAATATCCGCCATTGTTCAGCCCTCCGTTAAGCCGTAGCCTTTACGATTTTAACGAAAGCCTCGGTCGCCTGCACCTTGCCGTCGAACATAGCGCAGCCGAGGAAGTCGTAGGCGTTCTCGCGGGTTACAAACTGCGAGGTAATCGTAACGTCCTCGGGCATATTGCCGAGGTAGCCTCTGTAAAGGTTGCCGAGGATAGCCTCGTGCGCGGTCATACGGTCGTCGAAGTTCACGGGGTAGCCCATAACGCGGTATACTCCGTTGTCCTCGGTAACGATATTGTCCTTTGAGTTGTTCATAAGCGGGTGGAAGTCGGTAAAGAAAGTTGATTTCGACATAAGCCACTCCGCGCCGTTATCATAACCGCCGTTAAGCAGCGCAACGGCGCCCTGCACGTTTGTGGCGGAAAGAGAGGCGGCTTTTCCAACCGTTACGGAGTTTGTAGCGCCCCAGGTAATGGCGTTGATACCCTGCGCCTCGTTGGTACCCGTACCGAAAATAATCAGCTTACCGATTTCCTCGGCAATCTTACGAGCAATCTTATTAACGAGCCAGGACTCGAAAGCGTCAATCGCCATTTTTTCAACGGACTTTGAAATAGTAACGAGCTTTGTAACCTCGTAAGCAGAAAGCGTAACGCTCGAGAGAGTGTCGCTGTCTGCGGTAATGGTTGCACCCTCGGTATGCACCGCCGCGTCTGCGGTAGTTCCCTCTGCGGGCACCTTTGCGCCGCCAGGGACGCGCAAAAGGTCGATTTTGTCGAGAAGCGGGCAATACTGGTTGACCTTTTCAATGATTTTATTCTGCGTCACAGTCGGAATAACCGCTCCCGCGGAGGAGGTACCAGTAGTGAGTGCTCGCTGTTCGTTTTCGGTAAGGTCAAGCCCTCTAACGTGCTTGAGCCAGGCGGAGCGATACTCCTTGTCCTGGTCGAAATTGTCCGCAGAGCGATTGTTGATAGGGTTAGGCACTTCATTTACAGGAACGGTGCCCGCGCCGATACCCTCGATAACCGCTTTTCTCTTTTCGAGGTTGGTATATTCCTCGTCAAGCTCGCGGAGCTCCTTTTCGATAGCGTCGAGGTCTGCTTTTGCGTCGGTTTCCAGTACGCCGCGCAGTTCTACCTTGCGGCTGCGGATTTCTGCCATTCTCTTAATAAGTTCTTTCATAGTGATTTACTCCTTTTTGATTTTTTAACAGTAGGTTTTTGCTGTCAGCATTTGACGGCGGCGGCGCTGCTCCTGCTCCTTAAACTCTTTCTCGTGCTCCGTGGAGAAAAAATCCCTTGCCGTAGTAATGCTCGTTTCGTTGTATGCGGCAAAATCCACTGCCGAAACGTCGTACAGCTTTTTAATTTTAGTTATCGTCCGAGTGTGTGTTTCGCGGTCATAGCTGCACTCACGCACAACGAACGAAAAACTCATTTTGTCAACGCGGCGTTTTTGAATATCTCGGTGTAAATTGCGGTGCCGCTCGTCCTCTTTGTCGAGGAAAGCCGCAATATCGAGCCCTCGCTCCGTGATGTTGTAGGTGAGGGAATTATTACGGGTACGGGCATACACGGTAGCGTCGTTCTGCCCGTGATTTCGGTTAAAAATAAAATCGCTCATATCGCAGCCGTCAAGCGCGCCGCGGGCGATAACTTCTTTATACTCGATACCGTCCTCCTCAAAAAGCACGGTAGGGGTATCAAAGACAATAGGCGTACCTCGGAGCACGAGCTCGTCGGCGTTGTTTTCGTTGGGAAGTGTAAACGGCTCCGCCGCTCTGTATTCCCGCTCGTTCGGTTTATATGGCATTATGTTTCCTCCTCGTCTTTCTTGTCGTCGGGTGCCGCAGTAGGTGCGGTGCCCTCTCCGTCCTCGTTGCCGTCCTCGGGCGGCTCCTCTTTCTTTGTGTCGGTGCCTAACTGGTACTCGTCGGCTTTGTTTGCGTTTACGACGTTAAGCGTCTGTACGCGGCGCTTGCCCTCCTCGCCGCCAATAGGCGGATAGCCGAGCGTTGTTAATGCCTGGTCGAGCATTAAGCCGCCAATATCGGACAAATATTTTACAACGGCGAGCTTGTCGCTCGTCCTTGCAAATTGCAGTTTGTTACCCTCTACGGTTATTTCGTTGCCGTAGCCGCGCTCTTTTTTGGAAAAAATACAGTTTGTGAGCGCCTGGGCAAGCTGCACGTAAAAGGGCTTGATTTCGCCGTCGTAAAAGTCCTCCTCTTGCTCGGGTGTGGCTTTATTTTGCACGATAGCGTCATTTGTGCCGAGGTAGTCGTATATCTCGTCTTTGATATACTGCAACTGTCCCGTAGGTAACGGTGTTTGTTTGTCGGTAATCGGGGTGTAATCGTACTTATTATCCGTAACGATAACGCCCGCTCCGTTGCTTTCCATTTTGAGGTTGTCCCGTATAAAATCGTCGCGGCGGCGGTTTAAGTCCTCGTTTTTTGTGGAGGCTTGCACTTTCAAAATGCCGCGCACAACCGCTACGAGTTCGGCAAACTTGCTCATACTTTGGTTAAAGGTGTTTGCCGTTTTCAAAACGGGCATAAGCGCTCCGTTATCGGAGCCGAAAACGTCGTTATCTGCAAACATTGAGCCGATATGCACCAAGTCCGCATACGGGAAAATGTACGATTTCCCGTTATTAAAGCGGAATTTACAAAACAGCTCGCCCTCGTGGTCGAGTAAGGTAATCTCCTGGGCGTTGATATTATAAATTGCCTCGAGTCTGCCCGTCGCCTCATTCCATACGGGATATGCAAACGCGTTGTTATATAGCTTGTACTGCGCCGCCAGGCGGTAATAGAATTTATAAGCCGTTGTCGTCGGGTTAGGCTTAAACTGTAAAATGTTGTTGTATGTGCTGCTCTCTACGTCAAGCACCTTTCCGTCGCCGCGTCTAATGTGCCGCGGCTGTACCGTCGCCGCGCGGCGTGCGAAAGAATGGACGGCAGCTCGCACCATATTAACCTCCCAGGCATTGCCCGAGAATGGTACAAAATTTGATTGATAGGAATTTAAGAGTTTGTACTCGGTGTAGCCGTCTGTTTTCTGCGGCTTTTTCCCGAATATAGCCTCAAAAAGCCCTCGTCTTTCTTTCATTGTGTCACCCCACGTTATACATATAGTCGTCAAAGTATTTGACGTAGATAACCCATGCGTTAAGCAGCGATACCGCGCCGTCTATGCGGCGTTTATCGGTTATCTTAACGGGTTGGATATTGTTTAAGCCGCTTTTCTTAACGGCGGTATTTGATAGGCACCAAAGCAAAATAGGGTTATTGTTGTAATTAACTATTTTGTCGGTAAGAGCCGCTCCCATTTCGCGCATAGGTTGGCTCCAAGTGAAAGCGCCTTGAGCTACGGGCTCCATAGTAAAGCCGTTGCTTTTCATTTCCTCCACCCAGTAGCCCGCGAGCGCGCGGTCATAGCCGACCTTGAAAGCGTCTATTTTATGCTCGTCGCGCATTTGCGCAAACCACGCCGTTACGTCGGAGAAGTTTACGCGGCTGCCCTCGCATATCGTAAGCAAGCCCCGCTCCGCCCATATCCGATAGGGTGCCTCGTTTGTGTTTTTCTCCTCGAGGTGCTCAACGCGGGCTTGCGGTAAAAAATACTGCTGCAAAACGTAAACCGTTTTGTCGTTCGGCTTGCGTATAAGCAGCGTTGCCGCTGTAAGGTCGGTTGTAGCCGAGAGGTCGCAACCGCCGATAGCGTAGGTATTGTAAACGTCGTCAATAGCAAACGTCGCCGCGTTTTTAATCTGCTCAAAGGAAAGCCATACGGCGCTTTCATTTTCGCGTATGTTAAAATCCTTGCATAGAACGCCTGGTAAGTCTGCGGGCGAGTTTTTCGCCCTCTCAACAAAGTTAGCGAGCGTTTTATACTGCTTGATTTTCCCGAGCCCTGGATTAGCTTTAATCCACATTTGCGGATTAGTCCACTCGTCGCGGCTGTCGAGCTCGTAGAGTATCGGCAAAAAGGTATCGTCTTTTTTCTTACCGTCCGCAAGGTCTGCGGCAAGCTCGTACATATTGTCGAAAATGCACTCGCGCACGGTGCCCGCGGTCGTTATCATAACAACGAGAGGCTGACGGCGCGACGAGGTAGACTGTTTCATAACCTCGTACAAATTGCGGTCGCGGATTGCGTGCAGCTCGTCGATTATAACGGCGTGAGAGTTTAAGCCGTCCAGGGTGTTGGAGTCCGACGCGAGCGCCTCAAAGATAGAGGAGGTCGCGGGAAAATAAATATCATTTCTGCGCTTTTTGACAACCGCCCGCAGCTCGGGCGACTGCTTAACCATATTGACAGCCTCGGTCAATACCTTTTTTGCCTGGTCTTTTTTTGTCGCAACGGAGTATATCTCCGCCGCGCCCTCATAATCTGCAATGAGCATATAAAGGGCAATGCCCGAAAGCAACGTAGACTTGCCGTTTTTTCGTCCGCATAAAAACATTGTTTCACGGAAACGGCGGTAGCCCGTTTCTTTTTCGAGCCAACCGAAAAGCAGTTGTATATATGCTTTTTGGAATAGCTCAAGCTCAAGCGGCGCGCCTATGGTGCCCTGGGACTGCTTGCAAAATGTTTCGATAAACAAAATAGGACGCTCGCCCGTTTCCTCGTCGAAATAATACGGCGAGTTGTCGTTAGCTGCGTCCATTTCGGCAACGAGCCGCGAGTAAACAGCTCTAACCCGCTTACTCGTTACTATGTCGCCGCACTCTATGCGGCGGTAGTATTCTTTTACCCAATTCAACCCGATTTTGCCGCCCTGCTCGGTTTGGTTGCAAACATCATAAGCGCCTGTCCCGCTGCCTCTGCGTCTGCGTTCGGCAGTAGGTCGTTGAGCTGTTTTAAGGTGGCGTTGTAGTTCTTAACCATAGCGTTATACGGCTGTAATAACGGGTGCGCTCGCTCGATAGTGTAGGAGCCCTGCGGCATTTTAACTACGAGCCCATCCTCGTTGATTTTTTCCTCCATATCCTCAAGAGAAACGAGCATATAGGCGGCTCTTTCCATTAGTTTTTTTGCAATTTCGAGCTTATCTTTCGGCAGATTTTTATACAATTTCTTAATTCTGTTCTGCTCTTTTTTCTGTCGCGCATATAATGTATCGTCCACGCTGTTTCTCCTTTCTTTCGTCTGTAAGGGTAGGGGGGTTATACACGCCTGGGGCGGTCATAAAAGGGGCTTAAACACGGTTCATTAAAAGGCATATAGCTTTTTTTAAGTGGGGGGTGTAGCAGCGAAATTTTTTACAGAGGAATTGCTGCTCTCTGCCGCTGCGTGTACCTCGATTGCTACAACGTTAATCGCGCAGAGAATAATTTTCCCGCCGTCCACAAGCTCGAGAATAACGGTGCCCTCCTCGAGTGCCTCGGCTACTCTGTCCTCGAAGTTATCAGCCGTAGCCTTGACCTGGAACGTAACCGCTCCGTTCTGCGTATATACTACGAGCTCGCATACATCAGCTCCCATACTTACCCTCCTTTTCTACGAGGTTTCCCTCGGAGTCAAACATAAGCCCGCTTGCTGTCGGTAGCTGTCCCTCGTGTTCTATGGCGTGACATTCACGGCATAGCAACTCGAGGTTATCCTCCGATAGTGTGATAGCGGGATTGTTTATATTCTGCGGCGTTAAATATATTTTGTGGTGGACTATTGCGCCCGCCTTGCCGCAGCGAACGCATAAGCCCATATCGCGCTTGTATATATATTCCCTGGTATCGCGCCAGGCTTTGCTTAAATAAAATGCCTTTGCGAAATCTTGCATATAACAGCGTCCCGCCCTCTCCGCCGTATAGTGAGTTATATTTGCTCCCGATACAATGACAAAGCGAGCAGCTATAAGCCGCCCGCCTTACCGTCTATTTCTACGGTATCAGTTTAGCACGGCTTAAAGCAAGTTTCTATACGGCTTTATTTCGATTGCCTAAATTGAGCCCAGGGCAGAGCCACCGAAGTAGAGCAAAGCAAACTCCGCTACGGCGCGATTACGGAGGTTATAAACGGTGCTTAATGACTGTATGTATAGCTCCTCCATAACTGCCTCTTTCGGCTTTTTTTCGAGGTACCACAAAACGACGAGCTTTTTATACTCGTCTTTCAGTTGGTCGATAATGCCCTTAATTTCTGCGAGCTTGCGCTGCGTTTCCGCAATATTGCGCGAGCACTCGGTAAGCTCCAAAAGCTCGTTAAGAGTGTCGCTTACGTAATGCGAGTCCGTAAACGGCTTGCTGTAATCAATCGCGCCAGGCTCCCGAGGAGCTCCGCTTTCTATCAGCCTATCGCGCCTATGCTGTAAATTCTCCAATGCCCGCTCGAGAGCAGGGACAGAGGAGAGCACTTGCTCCGCTGCCTTAAAGTAATTCATAGTTTTACCTCCGTTAAAAAGTTACGCATATATTCAGCACCGCCGCAGCGAGCCAGTATACGCCCTTTTTGTAGTCCTTGCCGATAAAGCACATAACAGCTGCTCCCACGTCAAGCACTATAAGGACGGCGGGAAAGATATACATTGACATTTCCTTTTTCTCCTCTCGTTTTTGTGTCATAGTTTCCCTCGCTTTCTGCTCCGTTTCGGAGCGGGCTTTTTATGCATACGGACGGTTATATAATAGCCGCCGTTGATTTCGTTGTAATACGGCTTGCAGTCTGCCAGGGTGTAGCCCTCATAAAGACGCTCAAGCTCTGCGCGGTTGTCGTTGCCGCTGTTTCCAAACTCGCGTATTTTGTACTGCGGTATTCTGCCGTCGCGTTCGGACGTTTTCGGCTGCTCGAGGTTGCGGCTCGCGCTCCAACGCTTGCCGAGTATCGGGCTTTTTACGAGATATACCGCAATGCCAGTTATACCGAACTCGTCAAACTGTAACGGTTTTGCCGTCGTATAGCCTTTGCCCCATATTTCCGCAAGGGTGTTTATATCAACGCCGCCACTCATAACGATATGGTGGTGCAGCCGCCCGTTTTCTTTTCCTACCTCGGTAACGGCAACGTATTTAAGCTCGGGCAAATTGTGCTTTACACGGTAACGCTTAACGCGACGGAGGAAATTTTGCATTTGCCGTTGTGCGTTCTCGGGCGTTTCGGGGTAATTCTCGTCGCTATATGTTAAATCAAAGCGTATATCGTGCTTTGTAAAATTCGTGTTCAGTAGGCGCGCGAGCTTTCTTTCGGCGTTACGTTGGTTTAGCCGCTGCTGTGTTTCCGTTGTCGGTTTTCTTTTCTTGCTGCGCCCGCGCTGATATTCAAAAACGGGGAAAATATCGACTTCCAAAAACTCGCCGCATTTATGTATTTTTTCTCTGTATAGACAGCGCATAGTTTTACCTCCGTTGTTTCCTTTTGGGGCTCTGCCCCAAGCCCCGAGGTTTAACGCTTTAGTTTTCCATAAGGGAATTTGTCGAGCGAGCATTTGCCGCTGACGACCTTTGAATTAACAAAATTGCGCTAACCTCAAAAGGTAATTGCATTTCAAAGCCAATAAAGGGGGAGAGAGGAGCAAGAGAGCGGCGGGACGGAGCCCGCCTTAAAGAGAGAGGCACCTCCTCTGTATAGTGTGATAACATAGTTTACAGAATGTGCAAGGACATAGTTTACATATTT